AATAAAAATGGAATTAGTCTTTTCATTTAATACCTACCTTATTTTTACTATTATCCACAATTTTAGGAGAATTGCCATTTTTCTTGTTCCCCACGGAAATGCCGTAGCTGCCTAAAACACCACTAACTAAACCTGCCGTAAACGCTCCATCAATTCTTACTTTACCCATGTACCCCAAAGTCATCATTGATAAACTCCAAGTCAAAATTAAAAATCGGATTGCATGACCAAACAGATCACCCCACTCAATGCCTTCCTTTTCTTCTTTCTCTTCAGCCATAAAAGTTAAGATTCTTGTCTAATACTAGCAAAAGAGCTATGTTTGGGAAGTAACACATAAAAACGATGGTAAAAATTCTAAAACCTATTCTTCTAATCTTTATAAAATCTAAAGCAATGAAGAGATTGATAGTGGATCTGTTGAAGGCAATAGCCAAGCAGACGGACAACAGTATAGACGATCAGGCAGTAGCTTTTATCGAATCCAGAATGTTCCCAGGATCTACTACAAATCTCCAGTGATATGAGAGATAGAGGCTTTATGAAAATGATCTTCGGGAAATTAGATCCCGAAACAGAGCTAACAGTAGAGCTACGATGCAGGGAAGTTAAGGCTTGTAATGATATAGACAAGATAAGGGCTTTTTGTATAGACCTAATGAAAAACCATGCAAAAACTGAAGCTGTGCTATCTCATGCACTGCTCCGTTTAGTAGAGTTAGAGGTAGCCCTGTCTGACCTAAAGGCTAAAGAAAAAGCTAGAGAAAAATCTAGTCGTCTAAAATTGCTGCTTCAACGTCTGCGTGAGAAAATTGACTAAGCAGTTTCTTATGTACTTGGCTTATTTGAAAGTTATATTTAGTTAATTCTAGTTTTTGTTTAACAGACAATTCATAGTTACCTTCGTATGTAACATGGGCTGTGTAGTCATCTTTTATATTTATATGGTGTTCTACTCCTCTAAGAGTGTGATCTAAAAAAGTTCGCATAAGTTGTTTACACTTCCAGTCTTTTATCTTTTTAAGGTTACGCTTGTCCTGTGTACTTCTTGGGGTTGGGATAATTCGTTTCATGCTTTGTTAGCTTTTCTACCTTCAATTCTTTTACGAACAGATTTCTGCCATACAACTATATCTTCTGCCTTAGCCATATCATAAACAGACTTAGGGTATGCTCGCTCCAGTTCTGAGTAGATCAAGTTTCTAACCCAGGCTGTAGCTTTGATACCCTCTTTGTCTGCCAACTCTTGAGCCAAATTAGCTCTATTTGGATCGACTAATACTTGGAAATAAGTTTTGTTGCCGTGAACGATAGCCATGAAATAACCTGTCTTGTACTACTCTAGCACAAAACCTGGAATAAGCAGCTAATTATACTAAAAACCTTCAGCTTTTTTTAGTTTAATTTTGGGTTTTTTCTTTGTAGGTCTACGCCTTCTTACTTTTACTTTTGGCTCTTTACCCATGTACTCCATAAAGACATTAGGCATTTCTCCAAATTCAGTGGTTCTTTTACTCATTAGTGCACCTCCCTCCATGTTTTACCTATCTGTACTTCTGCTAATGCAGGTATTTCACCTAACCATAGAGATTCAGATAGTTCCATAACTTCTTTCAGTGTCTTAGCCCACTCTTCTGCGTGTTCTTCACGAACCAAAAGAAGTATCTCATCGTGTACTGCTGCTGCAATCTTTACAGTATCTTCACCAGCATCTTTGACCTTAGACCATATCTTTCCAAGTGCACATTTAAGAATAGCTGCACCTGCACCTTGTATGGGCGTGTTACATCTAACAGTAATTCTGTTAAGATCACCTTTTAGAAATCTTCTCATGCCAGATACAGGAACTCTAGTCTCAGCCCAGTCATCATCTTTTGTCTCTTTTGCTTCAAGATAATTCTTACTCTGCCAATCTCGGATACCGCTATAAGCATTTAACCAGTTGTCACGAACTTTACCTGCTTCATCAAGCGTCATCAATACCCCACTACTACCTGCGTAGTTACGTAGACCTTCCGAACCAGCTCCATATAGTAAACCGAAGTTCGCTGATTTAGCTATCTGCCTATCGCAACCCATCTGCTCGGCAGTGTAATCATGTAAATCTGCACCATCTTTAAATGCTTTTATCATGTTCTTGTCATTAGCAAGTGCAGCAGCCAGTCGTAACTCCATCTGAGAAAAGTCAGCATCAACAATCAGCCAACCTTCTGGAGCTTCAACACACTGTCTAAACTCAGAGTCTCTAGGTATCTGTTGATTATTAGGTTTGATACTGGACATTCTTCCTGTATCTGCTCCAAGTTGCATATAAGATGCCCTAACAAAACCATCATCGGCCATCTTTTCCTGGATACTGGCAAGCATCTGTCTACGCTTCTCTGTCTTTTTCCAATTCATAAGTGTTTGGATCGCTTCAGAGTCAGCAGCACATTTACGCAATGCTTCTCTAGATACAGATTTTTTACCTTTACTATCTGTGGGTGAATACTTCAGTAGTATCTCCAGCTTTTCTAGTAACTGCTTGGAGCTTTTTATATTGAAGCCTTTATACTTTTTAGTACCTAAACGAATAGATCCTTCGTCTTTCGCACGTAAATTAAAATCTCCATCATCATCCCGTGGTAGTTTCTGATCTTCTGGTAAAGCATTGTCTAACTCACGTATAAACTCTTTACCCATTTCTTTGGCATCATCTTCATAATCTATAAGACATTGCTCTAATGATTTTTTATTCCAAGGTAAACCAGTTCTCCACATCTGAGCCATAGCTGGAAGTGCATTACACTCTAGAGTAAATGCCTTACCTAATCTTGCTGCTGCAATCTTATAGTTTAATGTAGCATCAAGTTCAAGCAATACTTCAATATCAGTAGCAGCATACTCAAGCTGTTCTTTAGTTAGTTTCTCTAAACTCCAGTCTGATCTCTGCTGTTCTTTAGATACTTCTCTATTTAAATGACGTAAAGCTACATCAGCTAAACCATGTTTAACTTGAGGAATACCATTGGTAAGTAATCTGCTGGCTATCATGCTGCATCTAACAAGACCACTAGGATAGATGTCATGTTCCTGCAACCAGCCAAGATCAAACACTGCATTGTGGGCAAGCCAGTGTCTCTTCATGCTGCCAAAGAAACGTATTAGATAATCCCAATCTTTGTCTACTAAATCAAAGCAATCTATCACCACAATAGATCGTGATGAATAGCTGCCTAGCTGAAGCAGACGTAACTTACCTTTCTCTGGTTGTAGTTGTAAGGTTTCAGTATCAAACGCAATGCTGTGTGCTGTATGAAGTCTGTAAAGTTCTTTAATACCGTAATATACGGTGTAATTTTGTGAGGTCATGGAAGGACCAAATAAACTGCATTACTACTGTAGCACAATAAATTTAAACTGCATAGTGCTTTCTAATATAATCTGGTATTTCACTATGCAAACCTTTAGCTTGTAGCTCTGAGACTAGGCCAACCCACTTCAATCTGTATGCACCTGTTACCTCTTTGTAGGACTGTCCTAAATAAATACGTCTGCAAGTTTGGTAATCAATATGCCAAGTGCTAGGAATATGAGTTTTAAGTAGATGAGCTAGTGAATACTTAGCAGTCTTATTATTGTTTTTATAGTGGTTATTTCTGTGCCACTTAAATACAAAGTCTAGTAAACAACTAACTTTACCTTCATCTATCCTGGATCGTACTCTTCTAGCCTCTCTTTCTGGTGTCTTGTTTTTCCAGTTGAGAGGTGCTTCTTGCTGAGTAGGCAATACAGTCTTGCTTAATTTTACAGGTATAGTCATTTCAACTACAGGTTCAGCAGCTACAGCCACGGGTGCTGGCTCTTCAGTCTTTTTAGAATGAATAGCTTTTAATTGTTCTTTACTAAGAGGCTTTACATTTACTTCTCTAGATATATGAGAGAACTGATCTTTTGTTAGTGTGATAATCCACTTGTTAATAACATCGTCATTCTCTTGCTGAAAAGATATGTTAATTAAATTATTCTTTTCTTCAACTTTGGTTACTTTACCATCCTCAAAGTTTACTTCTGATTTATTAGTCAGAATCTCTGTATGTCTTAGTTCCATAAATATTTGTGCTTTTGGACTTCTATTAATCTAGCACAGCAGTAAATTATGTCCAGCTATTAATTCTTTTTTCTAACAAATCTGTATTAATTACAGTTCTGACATCCACATCAAGTCCACAATTTACGGCTGTCATAATTTGATTATTCATTTCAGTTATTGAATAATAGTCAACCTGATTTACACAGTGCACTCTTCCTAATTCATCATACTCAGTGAACCTAACAGTAGCTATTGGTCCGTCTTTTGGAGCATATAGTTTCTGGATGGTGAGGCTTACATTTCTGGTGTGCATAGCTATTCTTTTACGTATTGAAGTTGTGGTGGTATAGGTAAATTATATCTTTTTAAATATACTTTACATACATAAGGTTTGTAAAAACCTACGTTCCATTTGCCTTCTCTATCTTTTATAATGTCATAGCCTAGTTCTCGGCTTAAGTTAGATAACTCACCTCCAAGAACTTTATTACTTTGTAAATCTCTAGGAAATCCACACATTGTTGCAAGCATAAGAGCAGTCAATCTACCCTTACAATCTTTTAAATTTTGAACTTCCTCGTAAACAAAAGCTAGTTCTTCCTCTAGCTCTGCACATTTTTTATCTGTCTGATCTACTTTGTAATTAAGAATTTTATTATCGTTAATTACGTTAGCCAGTACTTTATCGTGCATTGCAGCAGCCCGTACTATCAGCTCCATGTTCTCTTCGTGTTTGTTAGACATACGATAAGTTTTCTCCTACTTTAGTACACTAATAACTATAAGTCTATAAGTTTATTTTTGCCTTCTAAATCGTCTCTCATTATATCTATCTTTTCATCACTATTTACCTTACTAACCCCATCAATTCCCCAGAATTTTTCACAATCTTCTATATACCCACGGGGGTCTGTGTATAAAGGTCCATCCGTTCCAACAGAAAGGGTTTCAACAACATCGGGCTTTGTAGAAAGGTCCTCTTTGTATAAAGTCTCCTGACTATTATCTGGACTTTTTACAATCTCTGACTTTTTACAATCTTCATTGTTCTTCAAATCAGTTCCAGTATCAGGGTTTTCTACTTTATACACACTATTACGGGGTGTCAAGGAAAACTGTCCTTTTTTGGTCTTTCCTATGGCTTTGTAATACTTAGCAGGTCTACCTCCTGTTTTAACGTCTGATGGTGGATCACATTCATAAATTAATTTCTGATCTGATAGTTTATTAAGGCTATAAACTATGGCACGTTTCTTGTGCATACCTCCAACAAAAGGATCTTCAACCAAATCTTTAACACACCATGCTTTATCTTCTTTACGCATGAGTTTAAGAATGTCAATCGTATGCTGGTTAGGTGAATCAAGCACCCTTTCATTGGTTCGCTCAGGTGCAGGGTTAATCGTATAAGAATAATCAGGCAATAAAGTAAACAACATCTTCAATCCTTCTCTATCCTCTCTTGATTTCTCTATAGTTACCATTCTTGTATTCTGTGTAACTCCCATTTCAGCAGCATCATTCATAGATAACTTACGCATATTCCAAGTTTCATCTACAGCATTTTTGATAGCACTCGTACCTCTGAACTTACCTTCCTTTGTATTGTGGTGAATGATAACTATTGAACAAGCAGGAAAGTCCTGACCATTTCTCCTAACTAATTTTTTGATGGGTAGAGCATACTCTCTTCTATTTTCTTCGTATGGGTTGCTGTCATTACAACCATCCAAACTATCAATAACAATAAGATCGTAAGCATACTTCTTTTGCATCCTTTTAAATCTTGCATACCACTGCATATCCCATTCAGTGACT